ACGGTCTCGATGACTCCGTTAAATCGCTTTACACCGAGAAGGAAGGAAAGTTTGTCCTCGGTATTGAAGGCCTGCCGCAACCAGAAGACGTATCCGGCCTGAAAGCCAAGGTCGACGAGCTGCTCGGCGAGAAGAAAGCCGCCGAGAAGGCTCGCAAGGATGCCGAGGATCAGGCTCGACTGGAGCGCGAAGAGGCTGCCCGTAAATCGGGCAACGTCGAAGAGCTCGAAAGGTCCTGGACTGAAAAATACAACCGCCGCGAAGCTGAGCTGAACGGCATGTTGGAGCAGGAGCGTGGAACGTTTGGTGGGCAGATCCGGGATCTGACTGTCGGCCGTACCGCTACTGACATCGCGTCTGCCCTGGCTATTCCAGGCAGCGCCAAAGCCCTGTTGCCGCACATTGAGCGCCGCCTGAGCGTCGAGCAGCGCGACGGGAAGCCTGTGGTTGTCGTGCTCGACGCCCAGGGCAAGCTCTCGGCGGCAACGCTGGACGAGCTGAAAGCAGAATTCGCAAACGACGTGGCGTTCGCGCCACTGATCGCGGGAAGCAAAGCATCTGGTGGCGGGGCCAACGGTGCTGGAAATGGCGGCGGGGCCGCAAAAGGCAACATCGGCGGCACCAAAGTGGAACGAACCGCGGCACTCGCCGGGAAGTTCCCAGACCTCCCTCTCAAGTAAAGGAATAAACCATGTCCCTGTCCCAAATGCAGGTTTTCAACGAGTACGTCATGCCGGCGACTCTGGAAACCCTCGATCAAATGCTGGCCGCGTTCAACGCCGCGAGCAATGGCGCTATTGTGCTGTCGCCCGATGGCTTCACTGGCGACTTCCTGCAGCAGTCGTTCTTCCAGAACCTGGGCGCAGCACAACGTCGCGTGAACCGTTACGCCGCTCAGGCCGCGGTGACTCCGGTCGACCTCACCGAGCTGCAGAACACCACCGTGAAAGTGGCTGGCGGTTTTGGCCCAGTTCGCTACGAGCCATCGCAAATGACCTGGCTGCAGCGTCCGACTGTTCAGGGTATCGAAGTCGCCTCCAAGGCCTTCGCCGAGATCCTGCTCAAGGATCAACTGAACACCGCCATCGCTGCACTGGTTGCCGCGATCACCGCCCAGGCTGCAGCAACCAACGACGTGTCGGCCACCCTCGGCATTACCCAGGCGGCCTTGAACAACTCGCACGCCAAGTTTGGTGACGCGAGCCAGAGCCTGGTCGCCCAAGTGATGCAGGGCACCACCTGGCACAAACTGGTAGGTCAAGGCCTGGTCAACGCCAGCAACCTGTTCGAGGCTGGCAACGTTCGCGTGGTCGACATCCTCGGCAAGACCTCCATCGTGACGGACGCCCCTGCGCTGGCGCAGACCGGCACCCCGAACAAGGAGATCATCCTCAGCCTGGCAGCCGGTGCGGCGCTGGTCCACGACAGCCGAGACATCATCTCGAACGTCCAGACCACCAACGGTCAGACCCGCATCGAAACCACCATTCAGGTTGACTACTCCTTCGGCCTCGGCCTGAAGGGCTTCACCTGGGACGTGGCCAACGGCGGCAAGTCGCCTACTAGTGCGGCGCTGGCTACCGGCACCAACTGGGATAAGACCGCCACCAGCATCAAGGACACTGCCGGTGTTGCCTTGATCGGTGATGCCTCCAAGTAATCGACGAATGACTGGGCCAGGGCAAATGCCTTGGCCCGGCGGAGTGATAACGATGACAGACAACAACATCTGGTATCTGCCGGGCCCGTTTCACCGCTACGAGGGTGATCTGAAAGCCATCGCCAAAAAGGCTGGCCTCATCATCATCGATGCGAACGTGACGGACAGCCGTGACGGCGAGGCCGAAAAAACTCCCGAGGTGACTCTCAAGCCGGAATGGCGGGAAGACGAAGCGGTGGAGACCGACCCTCGCAAAATGGGCGTTGGGGCCTTGCGCGAGTGGCTTACCGCCAATGGTGTCGAATATGATGCCAAGGCACCAAAGGCCGACCTGTTGAAACTCATTCCAGCGGAATAACCCATGACTCTCATCATCGAGGACGGCACCGGCAAGTCGGACGCGGAAAGCTACGCGAGCGCCGCGGACCTGGTCATCTACGCCGGCAAGTTCGGCGTGATCATCCCTGCGGACGAGCCAACGCAAGAAGCACTGCTTCGCCGGTCCGCCTTGGCGATGGATGGTTTGGTCTGGAAGGGGCGCAAGACGAGTAGCGATCAGGCTTTGGCCTGGCCGCGACGGGGCGTTGAACTGGACTGCGAGATCAAGCCTGACAACTACCTCCCGGCACGTATCGAATACGGCCAGATGGCCTTGGCCGCCGAGATTCATGCCGACGATATCGACCCACCGGAGAAGCGCAAAGGTGCGGTGACGCTGGAGCGGGTTGAAGGCGCGGTGACTCGCGAATACGCCACGATCCCGAACACCAGCGGGAAGCTGTTGCCGGCGGCGCCGGACCGGCCGAGCGCCACGCAGTTCGCCGATTACCTACAGAAGCGGGGCCTGTTCGCCGTCCGCGCATAGATGAAACGGAGCCAACATGGCCTTCTACGATGAAATGGCCGCGTTGGCTCTGGAGATGATCACAGAGTTCGGCCAGCCCGTGACCATCCGCAAGACGGAGCCGGGCGAGTATGACCCGGAGACGGGCGGCGAAGCGCCCGGCGCAACCGTTGAGCAAATTGCCCAGGGTATCTTGCTCGACTTCACCGGTCAGGAATTCCAGAACAACAGCCTCATCAAGCAGGGCGACAAGAAACTGAAGATCGCCGCGCTGGGGCTGGAGTGGGTTCCGGGTCTGCTGAACAAGGTGATCATTCAGGGGCGCACTTGGTCCATCGTGCCGCCGCTGAAAGAAGTCAACCCGGCCGGGACGGTGATCCTGTATGAGCTGCAGGTGCGATCGTGAGCCGGGCCGGTGCAGGGCAATCCGGCAGCTTCGCCCTGAGCCTGGCTGAGTTCGCCGCGCAGACCAGCGAAGCCATCGACGCCAGTGTGCGCGAGATCATCATCGAGGTCGGCAGCAGCCTGATCCGCATGTCTCCCGTGGGCAACCCGGAGATCTGGGCGCAGAACGCTGTAGCGACCGAGTACAACAAGGCCGTCGACGACCACAACAGCGCGCTGCGCAGTGATCCGGCCAACCTCACGAAGGGTGGCAGGCTCAAGAAAGGTCGCAAACTGAACGACGGCATGGACATCATTGCCCCGGAAGGCTATGTCGGCGGCCGGTTCCGTGCGAACTGGCACATCTCGCTTGGCGTGGTAGAGAGCGTCACCTTTGACGAGGTGGACCCGAGCGGTGCAGAGACCACTGCCGCGCTTGTTGCCGCGATGAGCGACTTCACCGCCGGCCAGATGGCCTACATCATCAACAACTTGCCCTATGCGATCCCGCTGGAGTTCGGCCATTCGACCCAGGCCCCCGGCGGCATGGTCCGGGTAACCGTGGCTCGCTTTCAGCAGATCGTGCAGGAGGCCATCAGGAACAATCAGGTATGAGTCACGCAATCATCGCCTCGATCTACGAGGCCAAGCTGATCACCTGGAACGCTGCCAGGTCGGAGAAGCTGAAGATCGTTTTCGAGAACACCGCCTATACGCCGGCGGCGGGCGAGACTTACCTGCGAGCCTTCACTATCCCTGGGGACACCGCAAGCAACACGCTCGGCGGCGATCACCGGCTGTACACCGGCGTGTTTCAGGTGAGCATTATCGCGCCGGCGGGCACTGGGAAGACCAAGACCAACCCGATTGCGGCTGAGCTGATCAGTCTGTTCCCTGTTTATGGTCGAGACACGAAGGGTGAGGTGACCGTCACCACCATGTCACCGGTTGACCCTGGTCCTGGTATCACTGGCGATTCCACCTATACCGTGGCGGTCTCGTTTTCTTACCGCTGCGACACCAACTGATCACGCCCATTGGGCAACCCCAAGAACCCGCCATTGAGCGGGTTTTTTCATATCTGCAAAGAGGAAATACCCCATGGGCTACAAGATCCCGAACGGCGGCACCTTCCAGCACGCCGCGACCTATGCCGCAGCTCTGGCGTTTTCCACCATCAGCAACGCTACCGAGGCCGTAGCCACCGTTGTTGGCGGCACCCTCGCTGCTGGCGATATCGTTCTGCTGGCATCCGGCTGGAGCAAGCTGGACAGTAAGGTGGTGCGCGTGAAAGCAGCAACCGCGACGGCAATCACCCTTGAAGGTATCGATACCACCGATACCCAGGTTTTCCCTGTTGGCGGCGGCGCCGGGACCATGCGCAAGGTTCTGACCTGGGTGCAGATCCCGCAGATTTCCGATGTCGCTTTCTCCGGCGGCGAGCAGAACTACCTTGACGTGGTGTTCCTTGAGGACGACCAAGGCAAGCAGATTCCCACCGACAAGTCGGCCGCGAGCATGGTGCTGACCCTGGCCGATGACCCGATTCAGGACTTCAACAAGGTGCTGATGAAGGCTGACGCCGGCAAGCAGGTCGAAGCCGCTCGCCTGAACCTGCCCGGCAACGACACTCTGCTGTACGGCGCTTACACGTCGTTTTCCAAGCAGCCGGCCGTGTCTCGCAACAACCTCCTGACTCGTACCGTCAGCCTGGCGCTGCAGGCCGAGCCGACTCGCTACCTGACTGCGGTGGTGTAACCCATGGCCAAGATCCGTATCGCGCAGAACGCCACGTTCAATGCGCCCGTGCTGATCCCTATCGTCGGCAGCACGCCAGAGAAGGTCGAGTTCACCTTTAAGTACCGGGATCGTGCGGAGCTTGCCGCCCTGTTTGACGAATGGAACGAAAAGCGGGGAAAGGCGCGTGCCGCTCTTGGCGATAAGCCTACCTGGTCGGAAATCGTCGCTGTAGATACCGAGCAGCAGGCGCAGCAAATCAAGGATCTCGTGGTTAGCTGGGGCTTCGACGACGAATACAACGACGACAACATTGTCGCGTTCGTGAAGTCCTGCCATGGCGCCGCCGAGGCTGTCGTCAAAGCTCACGAAGGCGCTTACAGCCAGGCCCGCCTGGGAAACTGATCGAGGCCGCGCGCGCCATGTACTCGCCCAGCGCGCCCGATGAACTCATCAGCGTGTTTGGCTTAGCCCCGGGCGACCTCGACGAGGATGTTGAGGTCTGGCCCTGCAACTGGCCGGCCTTCCTCCTGTTCAACAGGATGTCCACTCAGTGGCGGGCAGGCCCCGGCGGCGCTGTCGGCTTGGATTACAACTGCATTCGCGACGTAGCCGGTTTCCTCGGCATCAAGAAAAAGAAACTTGCTGAAATCTTTCCTGACCTGCAGGTGCTGGAAGGCGAAGCCCTGCGCGTCATGGCGGAGGAAAGGGAAAACCGCCCGTAACCGCGGGCACTTATTCAAGGTGAGTCGATGAACATTGCAGAACTCGGCGTCAAGATCGACTCGGCCGATGCGATCCAGGCCAAGACAAGCCTGGATGAGATGGCCAAGGCCGGCGGCCGGGCCGAGCAGTCCGCCGTCTCGCTGATGAACGAAATGGAGGCGCTGGAAAAATCGCTGTCCACCAGCGCCAAAACTACCCAGGATCTGGCAAAGCAGCGTGATGCTCTCGCCAAGCTGACCAAGACCGGCGCCTATGGCGAGGCCGAAGCGGCGAAGATCTCCGCGCAGCTCGACAAGCAGCAGGTGGCCCTGGCCAAGTCCGCTCTGGATGAGCAAAAGGCTCTCAACAGCTTGTTGGGGGCCATTGACCCGGCCCGCGCCGCGCTGGCGAAACTGGACACCCAAGTCGAGCAACTGGGCAAGCACCTGGACGCGGGGCGCCTGAGTCAGGACGACTACAACAAAGCCCTGGGCAATATCGACAAGGACTACGCCAAGCTCGAAAAAACCACCACCGGCTTCGACAAGCTGCGACTCGGCACCCGCCAAGCGCAGGAAAACGTTATGCAGCTCGGTAATGCTCTGTCGTCGGGCGACTGGGGTAGCGGCGTGCGCGCCGTTGCTCAGTTGGGTGCCGGTGCTGGTGCTGGCGCGGCAGGACTGCTTGCGATACTTGCCCCGCTGGCCCTTGCCACTGCTGCCGTTGGTGGCCTGGCTGTCGCCTACTACAAAGGCAGCGAGGAGCAGGATAAGTACAACAAATCACTGATCCTCACCGGCAACTACGCCGGCGTGAGCTCCGGGCAGTTGGGCGATATGGCGCGCCAGGTCAGCGCAACAGTGGGCACCACTGGGCAGGCTGCTGAGGTACTGGCGCTGCTGGCGGGCAATGGCAAGATCGCCGGCGAAAGCTTCACCAGCATCACCCAAGCCGCCGTGTCGATGCAGGAAGCGACCGGCAAGGCCGTAAGCGAGACGGTTGCCGAGTTCTCTAAACTGGCCGACGACCCGGTTAAGGCGTCCGCCGCGCTGAATGAGCAGTACCACTACCTCACGGCCTCGGTTTACTCGCAGATTGCTGCACTGGAAGAGCAGGGTGATCACGCTGGCGCCGTGAAGCTGGCGACCGAACAGTACGCCGATGCGATCAATGAGCGCACACCGAAGATTCTGGAAAACCTTAGCTACTGGAAAAAGGGCTATAGCCTAGTAGCTCGTGCAGCTGACAGGCTAAAAGATATTGGCCGCCCCAATCTGGACCTGGATATTTACTTTGCACAACGGGATCTAGAAAACGCCAAGTCTGGAAATGTTGGTCTATTCCAAGACAGGCGCGTAATGGTCGACTTCTACACCAACAAGCTGAACATGTTGGAGGATCAGAAGGCGGCGGAAGCCGATATAGCCAAGTGGGAGGGCGAGCAAGCCAAGGCGCAGGGCGATGCAGTGTCGTCCATGGCAAAGATCGACGCGCTGACCAAATCGTCATGGACGAATGAGCAGAAGCGCACCGAGGCAATCAAGGAGTACAAGCGGCAGCTCGAAGACATCCGCAAGGTCTACCCGAAAGACTCTCGCCTCGATCAGGCAGCGATCGACAAGAACATCTCCAACATCAACGACAAGTTCAAGGACTCGAAAGCCGGTGGCGCGCAGGTCGATCTGACCGGGCTCAACAATGCCAAAAATAATCTCGCAGCCATCAGCGAGGAATACAAAAACGCCCAGAAGGAACTGGATGCGGCGCAGAAGGCCGGGCTTGTTTCGCAGGCCGACTATGCCCTGAAACGCGAAGCGCTGATCGGCAATGAGCGCGACGAGGTGACTGCGGCCTACGAGGCGGAGATCGCCGCGCTGGAAGCCGCGAAGGCGGAAAAGACCACATCTGCCGCGCAAAGCATTCAGCTGGACCAGAAGATCGCCGACGCGCGCGCCGGGATGGTCAAAGCGCAGAAGGGTGCCGACAGCCAGCTTGAAGTTCTGCGTCTGAATGAAGATGAGCGGGTCAAGAAGCAGACCTACACCATGGGGCAGTATGTTCAGGCGCTTACCCAGCAGCAGCGGGCGCTGGAGCTTGCGGGACAGCGCGCGGTTCTTGGTGTCGGCCAAGGCGATCGCCAGAACGCGCTCAACAACGAACTGAACAGCCAGCAGGATCGGTTCGCTCAGCAGTCGCTGGAACTGGCGAACCAGAAGTCCGATCCGTCGCGGAAAATGTCAGAGGAGGAGTTCACCCGCAAATCGCAGGCTCTCGCCGATGCGAACAAGGCGGCTACCGACCAGATCCGCCAGAACTACGCAGATGTGGAAGCCGCCCAGGGCGATTGGACGAAGGGTGCGACGGCGGCTTGGGATAACTACTTGGATTCAGCGCGGAACATTGCCGGCCAGACTAAAACCCTGTTCACCAACGCCTTCAGCTCGATGGAAGACGCCATCGTCAACTTCGCCATGACTGGGAAGCTGTCGTTTGCTGACTTCGCGAAGTCGGTACTGACGGATATGGCGCGTATCGCAGTGCGGCAGGCCAGTTCGTCTGCGCTGAGCGGGCTCTTCGGCTTGGCGGCTTCTGCCGCAGGCTCTTACTTTGGTGGCGGCGCTCAAAATGTCGGATCTGCCGCGTC